CGCCGATGCGGAGCTCACGTCCGATGACATCGAGAGCATCATAACATCTGACACCGACATCCCAGGCAAGTACAACCCCACCCCTGTGCTGCGCGTGCGGGACAGACAGGTGCTCATCAACTCCACTGAAGATGACATCGCCGCCGATACGCGCCTTTATATCGAACAGGGCAACTTTAAAATCGACGCGGGACGGTTCGTGGACACCTCCAACCTTCAAATTTTAACGGACATCACGACAGGTGATGGCGTCGTACGCGTGCTCAAACAGAGCGACCTCGTGTTTCGATTCGGTGAGGAAGGGACAGCGGAGGAGGTGCGGATGCAAGTCGACGGGAACGTCGGTGTGGGGACGGACGCGGCATCTAATAAATTACACGTGTACAGCGACAGCGAGAATGACGTGACTCTATTAAATTTAGAGAGTCCCGCCGGTGCGAGCGCGTCCAAACACACCGCACTCCAACTCACGACGGACTCTGGGTACGGGGGTTTCCTGAAGGCACAGAAAGGGGCAACATCGAACAGCGTCGTCCTGGGCTACGTCGACAACGGGACACAGGTGGATGGCCTGTTCGTGGGTGAGGACGGCCACGTGGGTGTGGGCACATCGGCACCCACAGCGAACTTGCACGTGTACGACAGCAACCTTTTAATAGAACATAGCACCAGTAACGCCGTGTTGGACTTTAAGACTGCATCGGCCACGTCTAACATATACGCCGACACCATCGACGGCGACTTGTACATGTATCCCGCCGGGGGCAATGTCGTCGTGCAGGGGTCGCTCACGGTACAGCAGGACATCGATTTCGGTGGGCGCATCGAGTTCGGTGATGCCGTGGGTATTAAAATTACAGAACCCGAGGCCCCATTACACGTGAACGGGGGAACTATCGTGAACTCCGACGCCGTTGCGCGAAAGACGTACAGCAACACGTTCAGCGTCAACGACCAACTCGATAAGACGGTCATCCTGACCTTCGATAAAGGGGCGTTCTATGCGAAAATTCACGCCATGCTCCGCTACGCACCCAATGGGAAGTACCTCAGTTCCATGCTTCTCGAGGTGCACGGGGGGCACAGCGATAACACACAGACATCGGACATTCCCATCGCCATTGGGACGCAAAACATTTTCGGTGGATATAACCCGTACCCATGGAGTCGAATCGTGGACACGACGGCGACGACCATCAGTCTGGACCCACACGTGGCGTTCCCACTGAGTGGAGCTGACGCACTGGCCTATTACTACGACTTTTTCATAGAGTTGACGACCAGCTGCGGTGGTAAACTCCTGAACATCAAAAGAGATAGTGAGACGAAGGTCACGTTCACGTACTAAGTTAACTTTACCACAGGGGATGGTGTCCCGTCCCTGTGGGAGAGTTTGTGTTTACGTGGCATCCATGAGTGCCAAAATAATAACTCCGACGATGAAGAAAAGAATGAGGTAATTACACTCAGTGTCTTCCTCCATCACCGGAACCGCCTCTTGTGCGCCTACCGTGTCGGGTCGCACCTGGCGTCGGGGAGGTGCCACCTCGTCCTCGATGGGGCACATACTCAACGCAGCCATCCTGTGTTATAGTATCTAAAGATTTATTTCTGTCTTCTTCTTTCTCCCCCGACGTTTCGGGGCTGGCTTTTCCTGAATATCAACCTCCTTCACGTCGTCCTCAATCGCTTCGCGTTCCTCCAGGTCTTCGGCGACGATGTCCGAGACGTCGTCGTCCTCGGCCTCCACCTCTGGTGCGGCCTCCACTGGAACGCTCGTGTTCATCGGCGGCGGTGGGGGCATCATGACGTTGCCCATCAAACTGCTGATGTCGAACCCAGGGCCTTGCATCTCGTAAGAGGATGAACCACCACCTGGAGGAGGTGGCGCGGGGGACGCGGACTGGCCACGGGGCATGGCGTTCTGCACCGCGGAGACCATGCTCTGTTGGAGCCCCGGATTCTGCTTCAGCACATCCTGTAAGTTGGGAATGGCCGCCTTGAACATGCTGTTCGTCAAGTGGAACATCATCGCGGAGCCACCGACCATCATGAGAAGCTTGAGTTCCGGTGCGACTTGCATCTTCTGACCGTACTTGACGTGCAACTCCTCGAACACCCCGTCGTAGTCGTCGAGGTTTTCCATGATAGATTCAGACCAGCCGTCCAAAGAGAGTTCAAAGGGGTTGTACTTCTTGTTCGCCCATTCCAAACCAGTGACCGTGGCCATGAGGGCCTTTCTTGAAAACTTAATGCTCTGGTCGACGTCGATGGTGTAGGTCACGCGCTTGTACTCGTTGCGCAAGTCCTCGATGGAACTGTACGCGTTGAGGCGCTTGTTCACGCTGAATCCTTTCCTTTCGAGTCGAGCCAACTTGTTGAGGATGTCCATCTTCTCCGCGTCCACGGAGGCGTACCCAGCGGACGGCATCTCCCGCTGCTGGTGATGCGATGGTTCGTCGTCGAAATCCATGTCGAGGTAGGCGTCCTCCTCCTCGTCGCCATCGTCGTCGAACATGGGTCCCCCACCGTCCACAGGCGGGGGCGCGCTCTGCTTGTTCGGGTTCACGAACGCATCGATTTCTTCCTGGTGTTCCATCGCAGGCGACGGTCGGGGTCGCGTGTACGGGGTGGGCTTCGGCCTGGGCACGCGCCGAGGCTGTGGCACTGAAATTTGAATTTCATCCATCAGTTGCTGTTCACCGTCGTCGAGTTTCATGACCGTGGTCTCTCCGCGGTCCAGCACGATTTCACCGTCCATCTGATGTATTACTTTAAAAGTAATTGAATTCTTTAACGCACTTTTTTTCTGGATACATAGTAAACATGTTCAAGCTCAACAAAGCCAACAGAAACGCTTTGTCCGCCATCGCCGTCATCCTGATCATCCTCTTCGTCGTCATGGCCGCGCGCAGTTACTACGAACCCATGCCGTTGGTCATCAAGGCGAAGAACGAGGGTTCTTTCTTCGACCTCCCGGTGAAGTCCGAGTGTGTGGAAGAGAGCACGTACTCCACCCAACGACCGGGTGGTGTGTGCGGTGCCGAAAAGTTGGTGCGCGAGCAAGCCGACTACGAAATTATCTGAGCATCTAGTATAAAATGGCGCTCGTGACCTCTGAGGCCACCATTCCTGACCTCAACTACGAGTACCACACCATCACCGTGGACACCATCGGACAGGCCAGTGCGAACACGTTCACCGCCTACCTCCAGAACCCGTTGCGCAACGTCGTGCAGTGCCGCCTTCTGGCCGCGCACGTCCACGCCAACGTGCAACAGACCGAACACCTCTACATCTCCATCGATGAGTTGGACACGCACTTCAACGACCGCGCCGCCATTTCCGGTGCGTCAGTAGGTGCCCACGTGGGTCAAGGCAACATCTCCACGGTGCGCAGTGCCTTTGGGAGTGTCATCAGCGAAGGGAGCGAACTCATCACGTATAAAGATAATTACTCGATTGCGGTGCAGTACATCGACCCGATTCTCAGAATCGACAAGTTGACCGTGCGCCTCTTGAATCAAAACGGCGTGGCCATCACGAACCCCCTCGTGGCTGGTCATAACTTTTTAGTGTTGCGATTCGTGTGCAGGCGACCGAATCTTTAATTTTTCTCAAGGTAATGTAAAGCCATGTCCGCGGGCATCGCGCAACTCGTGTGCCTGGGCGCTCAAGATGAATGGATCTCGAGCGAACCAGAAATGAGTCATTTTTCGGCGACGTACAAACGACACACCCCGTTCTCACAATGCGTGGAGAAACAGCAGATTCAAGGGGCGGTGCGTGCGAACTCGTACTCCTCCATAACCCTCCTTCGAAACGGCGACATGTTGGGATACACCTACTTCACCGCGGACGACGGCAACGAGGCGTTGGAAATCACGGATTGGACCTCGGTCATCGAGAGCGTGGAGCTCGTCGTGGGTGGACAAATCATCGACCGTCAAACCTCTGATTTCAGCCAAAACGTGGCCCTGGACATGTTCGCCAAGAACAGCTCCAGGGGTGCACTCGGTCCAGGCGGGCGAGAGTCCATGTTCTACCCGTTGCGTTTTTTCTTTTGTGAATCCTTGGAGAGTGCCCTCCCGGTGTGTGCCCTCGGTTACCAGGATGTGGAACTTCGCGTGCGTTGGGGCCCACTCGCTGGGAACTACAACTGGGAGTGCCACTCGAACTATTATTACCTCGACGCCACGGAACGCGAACAAATCACAAACCAGACCATCAACATGCTCATCTACCAAGTGCAGGAGTCTGCCCCGTCCGAGGAACTCACCCAAGAACTCACCTTCAACCACCCCGTGAAATTCATCGCGAGTTCAAACACCGTCGCGAATAACGCGCTCACCTCACCCTCGAATCGTTTGAAACTGTCCGTGAACGGGGTGGAACTCTCCGCGTACAAGTGGGCGCGTCCACACTTCCTGGACGTCAGCGCCTACTATCACACCATCGCAGTCACGTCCCCTGATGTGTTCATGTACAGTTTCGCCCATAACACGACGAGTTTGCAACCCACGGGGACGCTCAACTTCTCGCGAGTCAACTCTTTCAAGATACACAGCGAAAGTCAGGTGCTCGTCGACAAAATTTATGCATGTTCTTACAACATCTTCACCATACAAAATGGCATCGGTGCCCTTCGATATGCAAATTAAAATACTAGATAATATCAAATGGTGAAGAACCTTAATACCGTGGAGCGCGGGGAGAAGGTTCGCATTGGTAAAGTCCAGCCTCCGACACAGGCTGGGAACACTATCATTGTGAATGCTTCGGACACCATAGTGCAGGCACCACACGCGGGTACGTTCGTGTCGCCCATCAGGTTTGACAACGTGGGGACCACGAATGTTTTAGCATACAACTCGACAACGAAGGAAATCGTGACGACACAGGTCGTGGCGTCGGATAAAAACCTTCAGCAGGTGACGGACACCGGCAACGAGACCAACACCGCGGTGCGATTATTGGGTGGCGCCGAGTTCAGCAACCTCACAGGTCTCGGTGGAAACGTATACGTGGACGACACGGGCACCACAGGAAACGTCATCTACGCCAGGGGAAACGTGTACCTCGAGGGGAACCTCACCACCATCGGTGAAGCGACGTTCATCTCATCCAAAAATATTTCCATCACGGACCCAATCTTGGAGTTGGGTCAGAACAACGTGAATGAAAACCTCCTGTACGACCTCGGTGTGGTCATGAAAAGACCCGGGGACAACATAGGCATCGCCTATAGGGAGGGTGTGGATGAACTCACGTTCGCGTACACCGCGAACAGTGCATCCGACAGGTACATCACGACCACGTCGAATCTGCTGACGATGAACGTCGTCGGCGACGTCTATGCTAACGCGTACTTTGGCGATGGGCGCACGCTCACGGGGATTGCCCACGAAGTCAATCTCGTCGACAACTCATCGAGAGTGAGCCTGCTCGAAGCCAACCTAGTGCGAGTGTCCAATTTAGAAACCCAAATGTCCTCCAACGCTATTAGAGTTGGGAACCTTGAAAGTAATTTAGCCGCGAACAGCGTCCGCATCAGCACATTGGAATCTGGATTACAACAGAATGCCGACAGAATCACCACGCTCTACGCCCATCACGCATCGAATGTCATACGCGTCAGCAACTTGGAGAGCAACTTAGCGGCGAACGCCGTGCGCATCACCAACTTGGAGGAAAATCTCGAGGACAACAGCGTGCGCATCAGCATTTTGAGCTCGCGCCTCGATGACAACAGTTTCCGCATCTCTGTGAACACCGCGAACATTGCGAACCTGCAGGTGCGAACGTCCAATAACTTTGCGAACATCGCGGATTTACAAGTACAACTCGCCGATAACAATCTTCGCATCACGACATTGGAAACGTACCCGGCGCGCGTCGTGAACCTCGAGAGCAACCTCGCAGATAACAGTGCGCGCATCACCGCCCTTGAAGTGCTTCCAGCGCAGTTGCAAGACAACAGCGCACGCATCTCCGCCCTCGAGGTGGACCCCTCGTTCGATGGCATCATCACCGGCGACGGGGGGAACATCTCCAACCTCACCCTCCAATACATCTCAGACATGGGCAACACCACGTCGAACACCCTGGTGCTCACGGGAAGTCCCGCAGCCCTGAAGACGACCGGGTTCGTCGGTGTCAACGTGGAACCGGAGTATGAACTTCACGTCGGTGGGGACACCAAGGTGTCTGGAAACATCTACGCCGCGGGCACGAGCACGGTGCTCAACGGGCTGAACAATAAACTCACGGGGAACACATCCATCTATGGAAACCTCAGCGTCCACGGTGCGACCTCCTACCTGTACTCTGAAAACGTGTACATTAAGGACCCCATCTTGGGCATCGGGAACAAGGGTGTCGTCGATTCCGGCATCATCATCAGTTCACAAAATCCATCCAACGTGGTCTTCGGCTACGACGGAAGTGCCACTGAATTCATCGTGGCCCATAGCACCGACAGCATCGACGGGGCCACCCTCACCCCTGACCCCACGAATGACATCGATTTCCACGTGTACGGTGACGTACAAGCCAAAAATATCACCACATCGAAGGACATCGTGGTCGGTGGTAATCTCACCGTGTCGGGTAATACGACGTTCCTGAACGTTGAAAACCTCGCCGTGGAAGATGCCATCATCAAAGTGGCTGCGAACAACACCACGACCACCGCCGATACGGGTTTGGTCATGGGTCGAGCCGAGGCAAACGTCGCCGTCGTCTACAGAGGCGATGAGGATGAGTTGATGTTGGCGTACACCACATCGGACCCCGGTGGATTGGACATCACCCCAGACACCTCCAAACGCATGAATGTGCACGTCTATGGCTCCATGTTCGTCGATAAGACCTTGAACGTGAACAGCAACACGTTCATCACCGAAGGTGGGTTCGTCTATGCGAACGCGTTCATCGGCGACGGTGGACTCCTCTCGAACGTCCGAACGACTTTACAAAGTATCACGGACAATGGGGCGAACACCACACACACCGTGGTATTTGAAAACACAACGACCGGCTTTGAAGTCAAGACGGGCAACGCCCTCGTGGCCGGGAATATTACC